AGCGGTTGCATTAAACACAATAAACCCAGCGTCAGGGTAAAATAATCCATAACTTCCTGAATTTGTTTGCCCTAATGTAGTACCAAGCATAACACCATTAGACCCTGAAACTATGTTAAACTGTCTTCCAGCATTAGTAATTACAGCACTTCCCGTTTTAGTAATAGAATCATCTGTTAGGTGTAATATATTATTAGCACCTACATCTGCTCCACCCCCACCTTTTATTCTTAAATTTAATGTTCCGGGTTTTAAATTCTGTCTATATCTAGATCTTTGCACGTTTAATACAAATATGTCATTAGGTGTAACTGTATCAAAGGTAAAATCTGTTAATTCAGTTCCATAAACTAAATTTCTATACTGTGAATATATGTCTCTAGAGGGACTTATACCAAATGATCCTGTATCATTAGTAAAATCTAATGATCCACTTCCTCTTCTATGGCCATAAGCTAATGCATACTGAACTTCTGCAGAAACACTAGAAGTAGCAAGGTTATAAACATCTATTCTAAAAGCACCACTTGAGGTAGGTGAGCTAAAATTAGCTTGGATGCTTGATGTATGTGCTTCTGTTAAATCGTTTACGTTATTTGTCCAAGTAGATGTAGTCAACTTATCTGTTGAAAGGACTATATCATCTGATGCGTATCTATAGTATGTGGCCATTTTTTATTATTTTAATATTACTCCGGTTTCTGCTCCCGTTGTAGTAGTGGTAATTACTTCTTTAGTTATTTCTACTGGAATAGTAGTACGGGCACCACTTTCTATACCTTCTACAGTAATACTTGTTAAAAGTCTAGTATTAGTACCGAATAAAGAAGTAGCACTAATAGCCTGAAGTGAAAAGCTAGTACCTCTAATTGTTTCTGAAAGAGCACTATTGGCATAGGGTCTAGAAGTAGATTCAACTCCTGTACTTGTACCAACACCATTAAAAGTAGTTAATAATCTTCTATCTGCTATCGTAGCTAAATACCCTGAAGGTTCTTTAAGAGTAGCTACCCCATTTAAATTAAGAGTTTCTGGGTTTAATAAAAATTTAGATCCTAAAGATAATTGTATTTTACTTACGTTTGCGGTAACTACGGGCATTTTAGTAGTTCCTCTAGGTAAAGTTACTAATTTAGATACTAAAATATTATTTTCATCGGGAAAAGCTTCAACTATATTCATATTTTCAATAGCTTCTCCTGAAAATTGAGAACCATTAGGGTGGTTTTCATTAAAAAGTGTATAATCAATTTCATCATCACCAAGTGCAAACTGTGTAATGTTAAAGGAGCCATCTCCTCTTGCTAATAGTTCTCTTCCTTTTCTAGTTAGTATAGCATCTACTATGATAGAAGTATTATTTAAATATCCCATTTTTGTTTTTCTATAAATATATAATTTTTTAAAAAATTACATTAAAGTTTGATTTTCAATGTTTATTTGGTCAGGTATTTTACTATCCCCAATATCTATACCTGCTTTACTTAAAAAATATACTAAATTATCTTTAATAAAAGGATGTAAATTATGTGGTATTATAATAATAGGTGCATCTCCTAAACCAGAAGGTAAATCTTTTTCAGCTTGCATTTGAATTAATAAGCAAGGTATATTATCATCTAATAACGATATTTTATATCCTTGTTTATTAGCAGTTACCTGACCAGATACATCTGAAGAAGCAAAACCAAATTTTCGGCTAAAATCTAATACTCTACTTAAAGTAGAATGTTTTCTTTGTATTTCATAAGTATAATATGCCCTTCTATTTAGTTGTTCATTACTAGTATCTAAAAAAGTAAAGGGACTATTTGTTCCTATAGTAGCAAAATATCTATTTTGTTCGCTGCCAGAAGTAATATTATCAAAAAAATTATCTAAAAGACCTATAGTCGTAATAGATCCTGAAGTATAATCACCTGGTTTAGAGTTAATAAAATTAAAATGAGTATTAGCTGTGTAATTTTTAGAACTTAAAGCTGTACTTCCTGTAAAAGCAGTTGCAGTATCAGCATATCTTAACCCGTTACCTGTTAGTGTTATTTGTCCACCGTCACCATCATTACTTAATGTAAGTATTTGTCTTAATCTACCACCATTAAAAAATACATTATAAGTATCATCTAAAAAATTAGGTATTCTTGAATCTAATAATTTTAAAGAAATATTTTTACCCATAGGAAAATCTTCAAAGAAAGATCTATAAAAACCTATTTTAGCATTATCATCATTTGAAAATAAAAATTCAGTACTATTACTATTTCTTGTATTAATTGTTATAGCATCTGTAATGTATATATATGAGGAACTTGGGAATAGTGCTAAAGTAAGATTATTAGTGTTTTCCAAATCTGTAAAAGTAGATCCCACATATATGTTATTAGTATATTTTTGTATACCCGCTGATTTACCATAGGCAATATCACCATTAGTAAATTCATTAATATTTTGTGTTATTAATTTACTACCAGAATATCTTGGGTTATTCCAACCCTTAGTTGATAAAACACTATCATTAAATTCTACAGTAAAATCTACACCACCTAATTTTTTCTTTTGTACAAAAGATTGTTGGGAGGGGTTTTGTGGGGCTGAGGGTGTTAATCCTGTTGCGTATTCGGCATCAATTGGTGTTGGCATATTATGTATTTTTATCTAGTGAAGTAACTGTCGCTTTCATAATTTAATACAGAATTGTCATTATTATTAATAATAACTTCACCATATACTTGGTTATAAGGTGTAACTCGAACAAAGAATTTATCGCTTCTTTTGCCATATAAAACATTATTTTCTAAATCTCCTATTGATCCCGTTAAAATAAGATCATGTATATCAATAGTAGCTTCATTTAATAAATACTCCGCAGAAATTGGAGGATTTAAATTTCCTGAAACATTAGCTAAGTATGATTTATTTTCAAGAGTAATTGTCGTACCTTTAATTTTGTTTCTTTGCAAATAATGAGGTTCTATGACTAACCCAGTTTTTAAATTTGCCTTAGCTGGCGCAAATTGTTCAATCATTTTAAATAAAGTATGATCAAACTGTTGGATTAGTTTTAGATAATCAAAAATATTTACAATTTTATTTTCTATTTTTTGGATGTAAATATCTCTTAAAGAATCTAAATCGGGATAACTACTAGATATGTAGTGTCTTGGATCTCCAATATAATCATCCATTCTAAACCCACCTAAAGTATAAATTATATCTTCATTAACTTCAAAGGTTGGAGAGAAAAATATTCCTAAATCTGAAAAATCATTAGGTTGTCTGTCATAAACTGATTCTTCACTAGATATAAAGGGTGATAAAATATTATCTTGTACTTCACCAGTATCTAATCTTACTTTATCAGATACCATAGATTTGCCTACTGTATCAGGGGTTGTAAGGTGGTGGGTTTCTGAAAGATGGGTTTCGCTTATGGTACCTAGTATGGGGTTCGAAAGTATAGGATTAGGAGCATTATTAGTAGTAATAATAGTATTATTATCTGATCCTAAGGGTACTCTTAACAGTAATGAATCATAACTTGAACTAATACTATTACCATTATAGTTAAAAGGAGATAAAGATTGAGAAAAAATAGTATCTTTAGTTAATTTTTCGTTCCAAATTCTAAATTCTTGAACACTACCGGTAAAAGGATTTAATAAAGCTCCTGCTGTTTCTGATGATCCAATAGGAAATCTACTTCCTAATACTAAAGCATAATTATCACTATCACCACCCGTGCCTACAAAGAATTTAGGTACTTCTAAACTAGCAGATAATATATAAGTGTTTTTATTAAAACTAGTATTAGTAGCAAATGCTTCAACCGTATTACCTTCAGCAGAACTACTATTTAATCTTACTGATAAATTCCATACATCACCATTAAAAATAGGTCCTAGTAAGCTGCTAGATATTGCCGCAACTCTATCTGCTGAACTATCTGCTAGTGAGCCTGATGCAATTACAAGATGAGCTAACGATCCAGAACCCTGTTGTGAAGTGTCTATACTTTGTGATATCCCAATAACTACATCATGTGGATTTGTAGCTGTATTTGCTAATGATAGTATATCAAATGATGTAGTAGTACCCTTAGTGGGTAAAAACCTCGTCTGTATAGTTTTAACTTGTAGTGAGGGATTATTACCACGGACATCAAAATTTGATGATAGTAATCCACAACTTCCTGCACTAGGAGTGGCTATTTTACTAGTTTTTTCATAACTAAAGGTTCTAAATGTAGTTTTATCAGCTACAGGTCCCCCATATTCTTTAACATGTAATATGCTTTCTGGAATACCATAACAAGATATTAATGCTTTCATACCTCTTTCTGTACCTTTAGTTTTAAGTAAATAAGGTAAATTATGATAAAGCCTTTTCCATACTTCTTTTGTTATATCACCTTTAGGGATAGAACCTGCATTTGATGCACTTACCATACTTTGAGATATAGGTGCTTGATATTGGAAATTTCCGTTTGCTGCAAAATCTCCATTAAGGTAAGAAAATAAATTTTCGTTTTCGAATTGATCAAAAACTTTTAAACCTGCTCTTTCTAAAGCATCGTACACTAAATCCTTAGAAATACCTTTAGTTAGTTTATTTTCAGCTTTATTAATTTTTGTAAGATGATCTATATAAATCCAAATTTTATCAAAATGTTCTCCTACCATGTTAACAAATAGAGTATACTGATCATTATCATTATTTGATACTATGTGTTCCGGTAATGTATCTGTTAATCTATGAATATTTAAATCATCATATTCAGAACCACTTAATAATTGTCCACCGTATTTACTATTATTATAATCTTCACTACCTAGCCAATCTTGAGCTTCAGGTGATGTAGTTAAAGAAAGTGTATATGGTCTAGCAGAGTTAGTTTTTGGCCACGCAAATGTACCAGATTCATAGTAAAGAAATCTTTCATAAGCATCAAATCCTCCTATCAAAGATCTTTTTTTATTTTCAATAGTACTTCTTTCATTAATTACATTAATAGAAGATGTATGTGGTCCAGATAATGTATCTATTTCATTTAATTCTTCATCATAGTTTTCTATTAACCCTAATTTATAATTAAAGTTTTTTAAGCGTTCTACAGCTGAACTAAAATGAATAAAATTTTCAAAATGATAACGAGTAGGAGTATTAGTATTAGTAAAATCTATTGCTAATTCAAAACTACTAGATAGATAATTATCTACATTTTGGAAGGAAGAACTTACTGCTCCACCTAATAATTGATCAAAATTTTGAAAAGTAGATGGTTTACTAGAATTTAATCTCGTATCTATTCTTAAATTAGGTCCTTTTATTTGTTCTCCTACAATTAGTTCTTCTAAAGCCGGGTCTCCTAAGTCAATAGTTAAAGCTATTGGGTGGATTATTTCTTCTGATAGTCTAAATTTAGATTTTTCCCTAATATCATTAGGTAAAGGTTCATATAGTTTGATTAAGACTTCGGTTGGTTCACTAATACTATCAATAGCAAAATTAATAGCTGTTGATTTTCTATTACGCCCAAAATTTAAAAGGATTTCTCTAAAATATGCTTGGCCACCTAATATACCAATTAGCTTATTAAAGCCTTGTATTACATTTTCATCTGTAAGAGAATCGCTTTTTATTTTGATTTCTCTTCTAGATTTAGATATTTCTGATATGTAGAAAGGTTTAACTAAGCTATCAACAATAAGTTTTCTATAAAAGCCAATTACTAATCTATACTGACCACTATTAAAACCTAATTCTTTTAATGTTTGTGTATAATCTAAATTAATTTCATTATATAAACCATCTGGATCATTAATATCTCTTTGTGGTCTAAATTTTCTAAAATCTTCCCTATATAATAATAAATTATCATTTAAATCATAAATATACAATTCAACATTATCTTCTTTCTTACCAAATTTTCTAACTAAACGTTTAGTAGGAACTAAAGCTAAATCTTCTTTATTCAGATTATTTATTATTTCTTGATTAATTATCATCCTTATGTATTAGCTATTTAATTTATTCTGTAATGCTTCTACAGCTTTATCTGATACTACAGTAGAAACATTATCAATAAGTCTCTGAAATTTATCATTATTTTTGATAATATTAGGGAGAGGAGAAATTAGTTGGTTTAGGCGGGTATCAACTCTGTTTCTAATATCATTTCCTATTTCATTAATTTCAGAAATATCTATACTAACTGCATCTAAGGCCGGTAGTGAGCTAAAATCTCCATTTTCTATTTCTCTAATTCTATTTCTTAGCTGTTCGATTTGGGCGTCTCTGGGGTCTCCGCCAGTATCACTTTCACCAATAAATAATTGCCCATCTCTAATAAAAGTAGGTTGATCAAAATTATTTTCATCTAGGTTAGGTCCTGATTTTATATTTGATAATACTTTGACAGAAGCATAGGGATACCAGTTAGGTCCATCTGGGTAATCATCTTTGTTATATCCTAATGTTTTAATTAAAATATCATGAAAATCCGCATTATAATTAATTTGCCGTTTAAATCCTTTATCCATATAATAATAATCAGAAGAATCTTTTTTAGATACTATTGTACCATTTCTAAAGAAAGGATGTTCATCTTCCGTTTGATTAGCTAAAAGTAGTTGTTCTTCTAATTCTTGTATTTTATTATTTAAAGTATCTATAATATCATCCTTAGGATCATCTAAGTTATAATTCTCAATATATTCTCTACTTTGATTTATAATAGAAACATGAGATTCTGTTCCTATTTTAGGAATATCAAAAAATAATGAATTATAAAGTTGAAAAAACTGTGTTATAGAAAAATTATCTTCTTTTTTAGATAACTCTTCAAAATTACTAGGAACTATACTATCAAAAGAAGATCTAGAAAATATTTCTCTATCTAATTTTATAACATTATTTTCAATAATATTAGCTTCTTCTAATTGTAAGGTATTAATAGATTTAGGAATAGGATTTATATCCTCTACTGGAGGAACAATTTGGTCTTCTGTATCTAAATTTGCTTCTAATTTAGGGTTTAATAAGCTTCTAAAATTTCTTACATCTCTAGAAGATCTACTCCCTGGAATAGAGGAATCTCTACTAGTAGGTGAGCTTCTTTCAATAGAAATATTATTATTAGGTGTATAGGCCATATTAGTTAACTACTTTAAAGTAATAATCTTCATCATAAACTGTTATTCCATCTTCATTTTCATGTTTAAATAAAAGTTTATAATATCTTTCTGCTTGTAAACCATTCATAAATATTTTAAAGTACATTCCTTCTGAGTCTGCACTTAATTTACTATGGCTGCTAAAAGGAATAATTACTTCTTCTGTAGCATAATCTTCAAGTGAGTAAAAAGATTTACTAGTAAAATAATTTACATCTAAGAAATTAGATGATGTTACGAATTTTCTTGTAGGGTATAATGATCTAACATTTAACCTAAACTTTTTTTCTTCAACTTTCTTATATTCAGCTTTATTATTTCTTAAAGTAACATAACATTCTCCCGTCTTTTTTATTTTATTATCTGTAGCAGAACCAGTATCATATACTGAATCATCCCAAGAAATATTCAGGTAAGGAGGATATATAGTGTGTGTATCTAGGGAAAAGAAATTTAAAGTTCCATCTTCAGTTCCATTAAATTCTTGTGATTGACTTCTTTTTAATAAAAACCCATTGTTAGGTATACCGTTGGGATAAGTAGATCCAAATTTACTAGCACTATAAAATTTAGTAACAGGAGAAGTTACATTAAAAGATAAATCTAATTCTTCATTATAACCATAAGATCTTGTTATTTCAAAACCACTTCCAGTAAACCAGGAACCACCTCCGGCATTTGAAGAAGAATAACTTCCTGTAATCCCATTCCCAAAGGATGATAAAGTCCATGAGTTTTGAAGAGTACTGTTATCTCTAAATTTCCAAGATACACCATTACTTGTTTGTGGTCTATTACCGAATCTACCCGTACCATTATTATAGCTTTCTGCTAAAGGGTAAACTTCAAAATGTTGATCTAGAGCTAAATTAGTATGTTCTGTAGCATATAGATTTAAACTAGCTGAAAAGGGAGATGTTACCTTACCATCTATTAAAGATGTTATTTCATCAGTATTAAATTGAATTAAGATTCTAGAAGGATATCTACTTGCAGAACTTATATGTTGGGTATCTTCTATAGTTAGAATTTCATCTATACTACTATTTAGCCGATCTCTTAACGGATGAGAATATATTGTTGCATCCTTTTCAGGAAATAAGAAATAATGTGCCATGATTAAATATTTTTAACTCGTCCTCTTATATCTGAATCGGGGAATTTTATTTCAAAAATAGAAGGATCTAAAGAAGGGTATATAACACCATTAATGGTTGCTTGTTCTAAATCATACTTATATTTTGAATAGTTTAAAATTTCCCCAAATTTATTATTAAATACTACTGATTCAACAGAACTAACTCCTTCAACTAGGTTTAATACATTATATATTTCACTTATTACAATAGGTTGATTTATTTGCCACCTATCTATATTAAAGAAATCTTTTAATTTACTAATACATTCGTTTACAACTACATTATTATTATAATTTCTAAAAGTATTTATTTCAAAATCTAAATTAAGATTTATAACAAACGCATTTTTTATATTAATAGAATCAGTTAACATTCTAAACTGTTCTAAATAAGTAGCTAAATTTTCTTTCGCAGCTAAATTTAAATCTACTATTTGTTTTTTATTATTATATCCTATTACATATAAATTTAATGCATTTGGGTTTTGTATTCTTCTACTAGTTTCTGATGAAATTTGATCATCTTTATTTATATATGCTTTTGCTACTTTACCAAATTTTGATGGCATAACTAATGCTCTAAATATGTAGTCATCTTTTGTAACTGCTCTTTGTTGAGCGTTAAAATTAGCAGCTGCGTTTAATCTAATATCATTATTTGTATCTCCGGGCCCACCACCTCGAGCAGGTTCTGGATTAGTAACAGCTAAAGAAGTAATTTGATCAGATATATTAACACCTCCTGTATTTGCCTGGGTTTGTAATATTCCTTTCCTAGTAATTGTATTACTATTTACATTAGATGATATACCTCCTCCTTTTAAATAAGTAACAGTTAGTGTGGTATTACTAGGAACTTCACCATAAGCTTTAGTATATAAAAAATTAGAAGGATCATAGGCTAAGTCTAATTGACTTCTGCCATCATTAATACCTAATCCTACGTTATCGGGATTAGGGATTATTTCTTCATCAGAATTACTAGATATTCCGGAACCAAATTGGATTTCTAGGGTATTATTTGATTTAAATCTACTTATAAATCTTTTAGGGACTTTTTTAGTTTTTAATAAAAAAGGAACTGTATTATTGTATTTTGATAAACTTGGATCATTAGAATATATATTAGATACTTCTTCAAATACTGTTTCTTGGGCTAAATAAGGTACTTCAGTATACCTATTGCCATTACTATCAACTATAGAATCGATTCCAATAATATCTGCATCTGTTATATTTAGTGTTAAAAATCTTTCTGGAGGACCTATCGTAAAATTTTTAACTTCAGATTTAGCACTTATAGCAGTAACACTTTTTTTTAAAATATACTTTTGAGGTTGGTTAGTAACTGTGTTAATACTAAAAATTGAAATATCAGTGGGGTCAAAGGATGAGGAAAAAGAAAAATTAACATCTTCTTGTGTTACAAACTCTAATTGAGTATTACTTTGTGGGAAAAATGAAGATCCTTCTTTAAGAGTAAGAGTTTTAGTAAAATCTGGTCCATTGGATGCTGCTGGTACTGTATGTGAAATATCTAATTTTACTGAAGAGGCATTAGTAACTTGTGGTTTATAGCCTAAAGTATAAGCTAAATCAAATAAATTATCTCTTTCTTGAGCATAAGATAATAGGGTTTCTTGAAGTTGAGTATCCGTATAAAATGATAAAACATCACCTACGTATGCAGCCATTTCAATAAACATCATACCCGGATTTCCTTCAGAAAAATCATTAGCTGTATTAGGGTAATAAATTTTTGCAAAATCTATTAATTGCTGTTTTAATTGTGCATAATCCCTATTTAGGTAATTTACTGTTTTAGTTTCGCTATTTACTTTAGAATATGACATTAGTAATTAATTGTTAGTGTTACTGCATCCATTGCATTGTTTGCTTTAAGTTTATATATAATTTTAATATCTACAAACTGGTTTTTTTTAAGTATTTCTATATTTTCAACAGAAACCTCGGGAACAAATAACTCAGTTTGGGTAGTAATAGTACTTTGTAAATCTTCTTCACTTATATTTTGTTTAAATAATTGTTGACTTATACCTACACCAAATAGGGGTTCATTAAATCTTTCACCCGGATTAGTTAATAGTAAATTTAAAAGATTACTTTTTACTTGATCTTTAGTAGTATAATTTAATTCAAAGGGGCTCCCCGTAGATCTAAATGGTAATTTTACCCCTAAAGCTTTTTTAGGTTCTAAATCTATTGGATCTATTTCAATTAATTCCCTTTGTTTAAATCTTATAGCCATTAGGGTCTAAAATTCTTATTTTTATTCATTGCCTCCATTAATGGTCCATAGTCTTTATTTACAAATTGGTTTATTGGATCATTAGTAGTAAAAGTATCTTCAGGAGATGGTGTATTAGCTGTTTCACTAAGTAAAGAATCTAAAGTATTATTTCCCGTATTGAATGAAGGCATTTGTTGTTTTATATCCTGCCTAAATTTTTCTTTGCTTTTAGAATTATTTTGTTCTGTTATTTGGGGGCTTTTATTATATTTAATTTCCTCCTTTAAAGAATTTAATTCTCGTTTAAGAGCATAGTCTATTTCTTCTCTTACAACTTGTCTTATAATTTTCTCAAATGCACTTAATTTCATAATTTCATTTTTTAATAAATATATTAACTTCTAGTTATTTTATACCCAGTTTCTAATATTTCAATATTATTATCTCCTATGGAAATGTTTTTTAAGTATTGGATATATTTTTCTCTATTTGAATTTTCTAAATTATTTAATATTTCTTCCGGATTTTCACTCTGGGGAATAGTTTCTTGTGTAAGGGTATCACTATCAACAAGACCACTAAATTCAGCTATAATTTGTAAATATATTTGATCTATAACTAATTTTTGAGCATTTATTAGTGAGTTAATATTATTAATTATACTTATAGCTTCATTACAAGATTCTTCAATCGGATCTGTTTGATCAGTAATATGTTCTTTTATACCCTCTATCACTTTTGATAGCGATTCAAATTGGTCTACCTTAGATTTTGCCTCTTTTAATTTATCATCAGTACTAATAATAGCGCCTCCACCTGATCCTGGTATTGGTGCACCTACTGGGGTATTTATAGGTAAAGCATTTAAGGCTATCCTAGCACCCGTTATTAATTTTTTTAATGTTGGGATAAAACTAAGAGCTGTTTCAAAAAAATCATTTAATTTATCAAAACGTTCGTTTACTTTTGAAATTTTATCTACTATTGCTTGAATTTCATTACTTTTTTGTAAACTTTTATTTTGTAAATTTTCAGTTTCAGATTTTAATCTTATGTATTTTTTATCGACTAGATCTAATTGCTCCTGTGTAACTGGTAATCCTCCCAGTTGTTGTTTAATAGTTTCAGGATCAGATAATTTTTTTAAAATTTCTTCTTTTAAATTAGAAGAAGTACTATTCTTTACTTTATTTTTTATTTCTTCTACAGCAAGTGTATTAGATGAAATTATACTATTAAATGCGTCTTGTATCATGTTAAAAATACTTTAGTGCTTTTTATCTCGTCTAAGCTATTTTTTAAATTTGTAATTCTAGTTTTTGTAGCTTGAACTTTTGAAGGAAATGTAGCATCTGGGGCACATGGACCTGCTATTGGGGCTATTGGTTGTAATAATAATAAATCTATATTATACATTTGTTCTAAAATAGATAATATTTCTTTTAATTTACTAATTAATTCATTAGATTTTACAGCAGCATTATCAATAGTACTGCCGGGTGAATCAATACCTAATTGTATTCTGGGTGATTCAACTATAAATTTACTATTCTCAGCTTGAGAAGTGTTAAAATGAATTTCTCCGTTTGTAGAAAAGGAAAATCCATTATTAGCAAAAAATAAACTATCATCTCCCGCATTTAATAGAATTCTTCCTTGACTATTTGTTACTAATTGTTTACCTACATATAAATCAGGTAAAATTGGTTTAAATTTTTTAGACATTATTTTCCTTTTCCTAAATTATATACTATTTGGGCATTTTGTAAGTAATCTATGCCCCCGGCTTTACCATTAGGTGCTGATCCTTCTTTTTTACCAAAAATACCATCCCTAAATATATTTTTTTCTTTTACAATTCCATCTTTAATTAAGAGTTCAAGATATTTTGGTACAAAAAATACAGGACAGGCTGTGTCTTTAGGTTCATTATCAATTGGTAATCTACCCATTTGATTATGACCACCTATTAAGATATTCGGATATTTTTTTACATAACGTTCTACTAATTTTCTTAACGTATATGCTTGGTTTTTTTGAATATCTATTTTCTTTGTAGTACCACCGATCCAACTAATATTAATAGCGTTTTTATTAGTTTTTTTAGCTATTTCATATGTAGGTGTAATTTGTAAATCAGAAGTACTTAAGGGACCTCCAACACCATTAGTAACAACACTATCACTATATAATCTTACAGCTAAATCGGGACCAAAATTTCGTGGAATGGTAATATTATAACCCCCCGTATTCCATGGTATTTTTCCATCACTGCCTGGTAAAAAATGGGTTTGTATTATATCAACTGGGTTAGCTGAATCATATTGTGCTGTGGTATGGATCCATAAATATTTAACTGTTTTATTTGGATTAGAAGTTGGGGTTATTTTAGTAGGTTGTTTTATTTGTAAGCTATTTCCTTTGTAATTATAAGCTATTACTGTTTCTCCAGAATTCCATCTATCTTTTAAACCTACATATTCTACCCTAGTAGAAAATCTTGGATGTGGGTTATCTCTTGATCCTACAGGTGCAGAACTATTAGTAGAACCCGCATTAGTGTTACTAGGATTTGTATTATCTTCTTCTGCAGGTTCACAAGCAGCTATAAAAAATATTTCTGATGTTAATTCAGTTACTGCTCCTTCTTCTACTGCTTCATCTAATAAAGCAAAAATTCCGTCTTTGTTTTGATCAACTAATGGAGGATCAAAAACAGCTTCTTCAACTACATTAGGGGGTTCTGAAAGTGCTCCATCATCAGCAATTACAATTTCTTCATCTAATTCAATTATAGGAGGTTGTACTACAGTTATAGGAGTAGGTGTATCAACTATTAATACCTGTTCTTCAGTAGGTTCTTCAAACTCTATATCTAAGGTTTGTAAATTATCACTTGAAACTGATATATTTGAAATATTTTGACCGCTTAATAACCACATAGAAGAATGCATATTATTTATATTCTCTAATGAAGCATCACCTTCTATTTCTTCGGATGAACCATTTCCCAATATTACAATGGGTTCTCCTTCACTTTCATTATCTGACCAATTATTTCTACCTCTGGGGTTTGAAGATCCAAAACGAAGGGACTGTCCAAACCTTCCTTCAATCATAACATCTCCTGAAAATTTTTGTTTCTTTTTTAAACCTTGGTCTTTAAAATCACCTAAATCAGTATAGTCTTCTTCATTACTATTATCATTTTGGGGGGTGGTTACCGTAGTTGTTTTATTTTCTTCTGGGATAAACTGTTTTTCAGCATAAAGTCTAGCTTTAGAATCTGCTATATTTAAATTTGTAGAAGTTCCTATTCCGGTTGCTTGTATACCATCAAATTCTAGGGTTATTGATACTGTATAAGCACCATCACTACTCTGAGTTACAGATCTGTCTATTACTTGAACGTTAGTTAAATTAACTGTTCCAGTAGTCCTAGTAACTACAGTATTATTTTGTTGTATTCCTAAAGCCGCTTCTTCACTATTGTTTTTTGGGCTATTAGTCATTCTATCCGAGGGTAAAGCATTATGCTCTACATTATTATGAATATTTAAGGCCGGATAGTAATAATAGGCTTTATTAGATTTTTCACCCTTTAATTTTCTATATATTCGACTAGAGGGACCCGGAAAAATTTGTACTACTTCAGATTTTAAGGGAACACTACTTATAAAAGGAAATGCTGGTAATGCTACATCTAAAGCATCTGTATTTGTAGTATTATCGTCATTTTTTGTTTTATGGAAAAAAATTATACCTATTGAATCTTCTCCCTTATATTCAGGATGATCACTAGTTAAAATTGTATCCATAACTCTTCCAAAAAAGAAAGGAGCTGGGTTATTAATTACACTATTACTTCCTTTATTATTATTTTTTTTGTTCCTTAAACTCATCTTTTGCTACTTCTTCTGCTATTTGCTGAAGTTGTTTTAATTCATCATCTGTAAGTAACGAATCCCCACTGCCCGAACTAGCATTATTTTGTAGTCTTTGGATAACTGCCATCATTTTAATTAAGTGTTCATCATTTTTAACACTTACTTCTAAATATTCTTTTATAAGAGGGACTACAACAGGAGCATCTCCTATATTTTGTATTAAAGGTTTTAATTCAGCAATTAAAGAATTAATTTGTTTATCTTTTTTTTTACTATTATTATATATTTCCTTAAATACGTCAGATGCCGCTTTACCTTCAAATATTATTGTATCAAGTGGATTACTCATGTTTATAAATATACCCAGTTTCAAGGTATTGAGTATAACAACTAAGATATATTTTCTTCATTATTTTTACTACTTTAGTAATAATAGGGGTTTCAAGACCCGTAATTTCTCTAATATAAATATAAATAGCTTTTTTATTAAAAATTTCTAAAGATTCACGTTTTTTAAATATAGTTAAAACAGCGTCTGCGACTTGAATTTCTTCCTGTTTTTTAAAAGTACTTGATAAAATATTATCCATATATGCTATAAATAAATCTAAAAACTCAATTTTTTCACTACGAACTGCATTTCTATCAAATTCATTTAATATGTTATCATCAGTATCTACTTCAATTAAATCTGCTTTAATTTTTTTCTTAGCATAGTTTTTATTATTGTATAATATAAGATAATTTTTTCCTACTATACTAAAATAAGAAAAGGCTTTACCCTTGCCCACCTTAAAATAGTGAAGTTTTTCAAGTAAAAAGCAAATAACTTCATGTTTTAAATCTTCAAGATCATCTACTTCTGTATAATAAAATTTAAAAGTATGGATAAGATTTTCGGCCAGTTTATAAAACGAATAATGTATTCGCGAATTATAAATCCGATTTCTTTCTGTTTGGTCTTCGCTAGCTAAATATTCAATTATAGCTAATTCTGTATCTTCTGTAAAATATAATCTTTTACTTTTACGTCCTCTTTTTTTGGCCATTTAATTAACGAAGGCGAAATTCATTTAATGCCTCCTGTATTTTCTTAATTTCCTGAAAAAACCAACCTATTTCATCATCTGCTATAAAAGATCCTCTATCATCTATTTGATTAAGTCTTTTATCACAGTGGGCTATAGCTTCACTTTGTTTACTTATAAAGTCCTCTAATTCTTCGTTTTTTTTAATTAGATTACGAATAGCAAATCCGGATACAATTAATAGGGCTGATAATATCGCAATTATAATTTCCATTTAGTCTGTAAAGAATGAATCAATAATTGATTTAGTTTTTTCGTTGAAATTAGGATTATTTTCCACGTTTATCGCTTTAGCCTTCCTTATAGTTTTATCAGCTTTGGAGGCATTTGCGGGTTTAGACGATTGTTGTACAACCGAATTTCCAGAACTCCACATTTGGAATTCTATTTCTTGAGCAGTTTGAATAGCTTGATGAATTAATAATGGTAAATGGGTTCTAAATTTAGTTTCTTTTTGGCCACTATAAAAATAGAATTTATTACTATCATCAAATAAACCTTCTTGGTTACGAATAGCTAAATATTCATTATGTGATATCTTAATACCAGCATCCTGAAGAAGATAAATTGTACGATCATAGACTTTCATAGCAGGTACATGTTCATTAAACTTATATACCATACCTAAATTTTTAACATGCCAATCAGAATCATTTTTAGTAAAATATTCATTATTCCAATCTCCTAACTTACCTAATTGACAAAATAAAGATACAAAATTTAGTTCTTCACCTGTGTAGGATTCAGCAGCCCCATGAAAATCATATAATTTATGGAGTTGATTAGCAATTTTATTTACTCTTAATATATGATCAAGATAACCTCCAGGAAAGGCATTATTAAACCAATCCTTAGAAGATGCTGGTGCGAACATTATTCGTTCTTTAAGGCAATCAGAAAGAGTTTTTAGTTTTTCTAAACGTTTATCTTCAAAATTAGCTTCTAAAACCCCATTAAAAGTTTCAAAATTAATTTTAATTTGTTCTGCTCCGATCATAAATTACCTATTCTAGTATTTTGATCATCTGGTTCTATATTAATAATATTTTCCAGATTTTCATAAAGTTCCTTTAACCCATTATCCATAAAGTCTAAAGCTTCTCTATTTTGCCCTCTTTTTATAAGAGTATAAGCACGTGCTAAGCCTTGATTTAGTCTTTCTAAGGCTATATTCATTTGTCTTTGGTATCTTGCCATGATAAAATTTTTATTTAATATACGAACCCATTTATAGGTTTCCAAATTTTTTGTAATAGGAATTACAAGTTTTTAATCTTTTAGTTAAAGTTTTTTTATTATCCATATTAGGATGGTGAGCTAAAAAATCACTACTTAAAAGGTTTAGTGAACTAATAAACTCTAGTGTTTCACCTACATAATTAAGTTCATCCCTATTTTCAATAGGAATAGTATTTTTTAAATGAACTAATTTTTGGGTAATAGTTTTTTTCCACACATCGAACTGTGCGTCTGTATCTATACTATCGAAAAAACTGTTTAATGACATAATGCGAATATGCGAACTGTGCGACTCAACCCCTTACCCCCCTACAGTAAGGGAAGATACGATAAAAAGGATGAAAGACCAAATTAAGGTTTGGAAACAGAAGGGTCTAATTGATAAACAAAAACATTATTAGTTCTTAATAAACCTTGATCTACTAATCCATCTGCTTCTTCAGGTGTAAAAGATATATATTTCCCAAATCTATTTTCACTATTCCACCATATAAAATGATCTATATTTTTACTTGTAGAATAATGTTTAATTAAATTTTTAGTAAATGATTTTCTAAGTTTAATAGGATTATCTAATATATCCTCAGTAAAATATTTTTTAGCATCTCCTTTTGGATGAGCTTTTTCTTCAAAATCAATTACAGCATCTAATAGTTCTTTACTATCCATTTCCTCTTCATCTACCAAATTAGTAATAAGAGTTGTTAGTTTTTGATCGGATTTATCATATTTTACAGCTAATTGCCCTAAAGCTGTGCGTTCAAACCCTTCAAATTTTCTATCTCTTCCCCCTAAACGAGCACTAGAACCTTTTACCTCTAATGATTTTCCATTCCAATCTAAATCACCCGCACCTGCAGACGCCATTTTTACATCCTTAAACAACAATGCCATAGCTACCTCTCCTTTACCTACACCCCTTCCACTTTCTTTCCCAGAAAAATTGAACATTTTAGTAAGAGTATCTCTAGATATTCCTGATTTTTCTTCAAAAAAATCTAAAAAATTACCCTCTTTACCAATTTCACTATATCCTGTTTTTTCAAAATCTATATATTTTTTTAGATCACCACTATTAGATAATAAATCAAATATAACTTGTGGTGCATTAGATGTATCTACAGTTTTATCAGTAACATTTGAATCAGTAGATACACCAAAGAATCCTTTTTCACCTGGTCTGTTAATAATAAATTTATAAATTTTATCAAGTGCCTTTTGGTCATCTTTAATTTGATTTAAAATATCCGTGATATCTTTGATAGATATTTCTTTTTCCTCTTGTTCAACTATAATTTGTTCTTGTAATTGAGGTAAAATAATATCCTGTTCTTTAAGAATAGTCTTAAGAATTTTAAGATCAGAGGGGCTATCCAAATCTGGATAGCCCTTCTTACATCTATATGTCCATTCGCTTAGTAAAGCGTCTATATTAACCATTAGATTAAATTTTATCTTTTTTCTACATAAACTAAAAAGGCCCCACTACATTCTACTCTAGCAATAGGTCCATCAATTGTAGTACCACCAGGTACATCAATACTTGTAATAACAGAAGAGGCAGTAAATTGTGATTCAGGTTCTGTTAATGCCCCAAATTCTACTCTAGAAAGTGTTTGTGGTTCACTACCAGAGCCTAATGCTAAAATTTTACCTATACTGCCAGTAATTTTCTGACCTACAGAACTTGAAATAGGAGCGTATACTATTCCAGACATATTACTTTATATTAGCAAGTTTTTTAAAACGAGTTGTATTATCTGTAGATTCGTTAAGTCCACCCTTAATCTTTTCAGCGTTGTGGGCTACATCCTTTACATAATCAGCTCTATAATTGGGGTGATCCATATTTTCTTCTTGGCGTCCTCCCCCCTTTATACCGGCACCTGCGCCAGTACCACTAAGGAATTTAGCAATACCTTTAGCAGTACTTCCTGTATCCCTTATTGCATCTTTTAAACCTTGCATACCACCAGCTGCTTTAAAAGCTACACCTAAATTAGCAGCCATTACTGTACCTAAGGTAGCTAATTCAGAAGCGGTTATCATATCTTCATTAAGATCTACATTTTCTTCTAAATCTTCAGCTTCTTCTTCATCATCGACTTCTTCTTCCTCTTCTTTTTCCTCCTCTTCATCATCAACGATAGGCTTAAGCATGTTAAAAATTTGCTTTAAAGTACCTAAGGCTTCATCTTCTTTATCTTCAGGTTCATCAGTAGTAACTTTTACTTCATCATCACCTTCTTCTTCACCAAGGTATGCTTCAAGCTCTTCCTTGATTAGTTTATTTAATTCTTCAATAGTCATTTTATTTATTTTTAAAAATTTCTTTTAATATAGAACGAATTTCTGTTCTAACGGATTCTTTAAGTTGAATTTCAATTGCTTTATCAATTGTAAATTTTTCTTTAACTTCTTTCATTGAATGGTCTCCCATTTCTTTTACAAAAGATTTAAAAGTAGGCTTTCTACCTTCTATTCTAGAAGTTACTGTTTCATAATGTTCCATCATAGAATAATATGCGGGAACATCCTTTAAATTTTTTAATACAGTTTCAGTAGCTTTTTCTCTTTGTTCCTCATCAGACTCTCTTAAACCTGTTCCTAATTTAGCAAGTTCTGTATTCATTCCTTTTTTAAATTCATAAGGATTTACAGATTCAAAATCTAAATCTACAGAACCCCTAGCACCCTGAAGATTAACTTTTTTAGGGTTTCTTTTATATCCGTAAAAATTATTATTAGCCATAGAATAGTTTTGTTATAAATATATAAAAATTATAAAAAATTAACGTTTTCCCCCCCAATATTCAACTCCGTGCCCTTCTTCTATTAATTGTTTATTAACATTAATTTTAGTAATACCCGTTTCTATAGATACTGGAGAAAGGGAATTTACTAAAACAGTAGCTAATGCTCTACCATATTTTCCCACTCCAGAAACTTTTAAAATACATTTATTATCATTAAATTTTAAAATTTCTACTAATCTATCTTTTGCGGCTAAACCACGTTTTTTTTCTTCTAAATCTCTAGTTCGGGATTCCGGGGTATTAATACCCTCCATTCGGACTCTTATTTTTTTCCAAACATTAAATCCTAAATCAATAGTAACATCTATTGTGTCACCATCAACTACCCTATCTAATACAGCATTGTATTCGTACATTACTTAGCAAATTTTTCTAAACCTGCTATACCAAAGCTGCCTAGTGTTACAAATACAAATGAATTATAAATAGCTTCATTAATTACTAAATCTTGACCAAAATAACCCGTTGCTAAATCTACCACAGCAAATAATACCATAATAGTAAATGCCGCAAATCCAACTACTGATTTTTCGTTAATGTCGTTTTCATCTTTAAAAATATCTTTAAGTGCCATAATTGTGTTGTTTTAAATTATTCTATAATTAAAACCAACTGAAAAATCATGCCATGCACGATTCCAGTACTTATGGTATTTTCCTTCTGAGAAAA